CTAATTATCAGTTTTTTATATTATTTTTAAAAAAAATCATAAATTTTTATATTTTTTTATAATACTAAGTATTTATTATTGATAAATAATTAGATATTAACATAATATAAAATGGAAAATACAAAAGTAGGAAATAAATCAGTTATAATTTCCGGAGATTTACATAATGACTTTAAAGTAATGTGTAAAGGAAAAAACCTAAAAATAGGTGGACTAATTGAAGATTTGATTAGAGTTTATTTAAGAAAACCACAAGATGTTCAACAAATGATAGATGAGATAAATCAAGGATAATTTATGGAAAAATACATTTGGTCGTTAGATATATCAACAACAAATGTTGGTACAGCGTTATGGGACGTTAATGGTAAATTAATTGAATTAAAACATTTAAGTTTAAAAACAGATAAAGATGTAAATATTGAACACAGAGATTTACATAAAGCAGATTTATTTAAACAATATTGTTTAAAATATAAAGATCATGTTGAAAAAAAATTAAATGGTTCGATTATAAATGTTTTTGTTGAAGCACCACTTCTAAACACACCAAAGAACATTAACACAACTGCATTATTATTGGGGTTTAATGGGATAACAAGATATGTGTTATATCAAGTGTTTGGACATAAACCAGATAAGATCAGTGTACATGATTCTAGAAAATTATTTTGCCCGGAACTCGTGCATCAAAAAAAGGTTAAAGGTGAAATTAAAGATATTTTATCCTTCCCTGATGAGTATAAAAAAAATAAAAAGTTGTATATTTGGGAAAAAGTTGCTAAATTAGAACCTCAAATTGAGTGGTTTTATACAAGAAACGACACATTAAAAGACATGTGTTTTGATATGTCAGACAGTTATGCTGTAGGTATAGCTGGATTAAAGAAAATTGGGATAATTACATAAGTGAAACGAGTTTATTTAATGCAATCAATGGAAGAAGGTTATTATAAGATAGGTGTATCTAAAAAACCCCAAAGAAGATTAAAGCAATTACAAACCGGAAATTCATCAGAATTGAAACTCATTAATACATATTCATCTGAATTTGCAAATAAAATTGAAAAATTTTTACACAATATTTATTCTGGTTGGAAAAAGAATGGTGAATGGTTTGATATCCCTATAACAGAAGCACTTGGGTTTGTTGAAACGTGTCAAAAAATTGAAGAGAATTTTGTCTTCTTAAAAGAAAATGGGAATTCATTTATTTAAAACACTTGCATATATAGTATTTTTAATTTAGATTTGAGAAAAAATAATACATCACTAAAAGCACAAACATGATTAAAAAACAAAGAGTAGAAAAAGCTATTGAGATTATTAATTTTGCTATTAAAAATAGTATATCAGTAAAATCAGCATCGAAAAAAAGTGGTTATGCAGGTACTTATGTTAAAAATGTGAAAGCAAACCTAAAAGAGGATTATGAAAATGGAATAGCTGATGATAATTTATATTCATCCTTTAACGATGTATATGGATTATATGAATCAAAGAAAAAAATTAAACAACCAAAAGCAGTAACTGCTGTAACTGAAACAGAAATTACCACAGAAAACAAACCACCAAACATACCGATATCCACAACAAAAGGGGATAAAACAACATTCAGAGATAAAGGCAACACTGCTGAAATTGAATCAAAACAAACTATTGATGTACGTGGAATTAAACATGTTAAAACTGTTGATGAATTGGTAGAACTTTGTGAACTTGATACTGATATTTGGAACATAAAAGATGGAACAATTAATAAATGGGATGTTACTGCATGGAATCGAAAAACTGGTGAGAATGAATATGCTCAAAATATTCAAGTAAAAGCACGGTTTGAGAAAATAAAGGAATTATTTCAACACAAAGAAGCAGGTAAACTATTCCAGAGAATGGTTGAAGGATATGAACCACCTATATTAAATGTACTACCTTTAGTACATAATAAAATCCCAAAAAATTATGAATTTCTTAATGAAGAAAATAATTTATTAGAGATTTGTATTTTTGATCTACATATTGGGAAATTAGCATGGCATGGTGAAACAGGTGAAGATTATGATGTTAAAATAGCGACACGTAGATTTATAGATGCACTTGAGTTGTTACTTTATAGAGCATCATCATTTAAGTACGATAAAATATTGTTTCCAATTGGTAACGATTTTTTCAATAGTGATAATCTTTTAAATACAACAACAAAAGGAACACCTCAAGCTGAGGACCTTCGTTGGCAAAAAACTTTCGAAGTTGGTTGTCGTTTAATTGTTGATGGTATTAGTTTATTAAAACAAATTGGTGTACCTGTTGAAGTAATGGTTATTCCGGGTAATCATGATTTTGAAAGAAGTTTTTATTTAGGTTCTTATTTACAAGCATGGTTTAAGAACGATGAAATTGTAAACATAAATAATAGTGCATCACCACGTAAATATTTTGTTTTTGGTGAGGTTTTATTAGGATTTTCACATGGTGGTGAAGAAAAAGAAGGTGCATTACCATTGATAATGGCATCGGATAAGGAATCAAAACAACATTGGAGTAATACTAAATACCATGAATGGCATTTAGGTCATATACATAGAAAAAAACAAGTTAATTACGTTACCTTAGATAAAGGAACATCATTAACCGAAGATTTAGGCGTGACTGTTAGATATTTATCTTCACTTACTGGCACTGAAGAATGGCATCATAAAAAAGGTTTTATTGGTAACATAAAAGCAGCAGATGCTTTTATATGGAACGATAAAAACGGACTCATTTCACACTTAAATGCAAACATAATAGAATAATAATAATAATTAAAACAATGGCAAAAAAAAATTTAGCTAAATTAGTAAAAAGAAAACCAGCAGCAAAAAAAACTGCACCGAAAAAAAATAAACCAGAAGTTGTGGAGGAAACACCATTAACTAAAAATGAGATAGCTGATAAATTAGTGGAGGGTGTTATGGATGATGTTGAATTGAAACCATCATCAGATGTTCAATTATTGGAAATCGAAGATACTGTAAGTGAAAAAAGTGTTGAATGGTTGGAGGAACAATTAGGTTTAATGACTCAATCAAATAGTGAATTGAAAGGTCAAGCAGAGACTGCTAAAGAAAATTACAAAAAGATTTTCGAAGAACTTCAAGCATTAAAAGATGGTGGAACTAATATAGATCAGAAACTTATTCAAGATACTGGAATTAAAAAAGGTGTAATTGATCTATTTAATGAAGTTCAAAATAATTATCTTGGGCAGAATGAACGTAATTCTCGTTATAGTGATATGAAATTGGATCATTTATTAAAGAAAATGATTAACATATTTCCATTTGTTAATGACATTAGAAAGTTTTAAAAATAACTAAATTGAGTAATATTATGTTATATGTTCGAACAATGTCAAGACGACCTATTATTGGTTAATGATGTAAAAGAAGGTAAAAGAATATCTGAGGAATCTTTATATAATAAATATAAAGAAATTGTGTATGATTACTTAGTTGTTAAATACCCAAAAAATCTTCAAATTGATGATGATGTATCTGAAATTTTGATTAAAGTATTTACATCAATTTCAACATATAACCACGATAAATCTAAATTTAAAACTTGGGTTATTACTATTGTTAAGAATTATATGATTGATAAAATAAGAAATTCAAAATATAATTCGGTAGTGGAATATAATACAGAATGTTATTGTAACTCAACATATTCAGAAGAATCAAATGATTTTTCGGAATCAGCAATAAGTATAATATCTGATAAATTAGAAGTGACTGATTATACTTTACTTGATATGCATTATGAACAGGGATACTCTTATAGTGAAATCGGTTCAGAGTTTAATGTGACAAGTAGTACTGTTAGTAATCGAGTGAATTATATTAAGTCTAAATTAAAAGACTCAATAAGTAAAGAAATAATATACGAATAAAAAAAATGCCAGAATGTTAATATTCTGGCATTTTTACTTATGAACCTTTATTTTATGTTAACTGTCTTTCTTTTTTTCTTACTTGATAGTATTGGGATAGTTAACGATAAAACACCATCATTATGAGAAGCAGTTATATTGTCCTCGTCAATTTCTTCACCTAAATTAAATTTCTTACTAAATTCACCATAGAATGTGTTTTTTATGCGATATTTCACATTCTTATTTTCAATACGTTTCCCTGTGATATATAATACACCATTATCTATGTTAATTTTAACATCTTCTTTATTAAACCCCGGTAACATTAATTGAAGAAGTAAACTATCTTTTTCTACAATCACGTCATATTCAAGTGCATTTTTTTTACCAAAAACATCACCGAAAATATCCATAAAATCGTCATTTATACACATAATATTTATTTTTAATTAATAATTTATTTAATAAACATATAACTAAATTCGTACCAAATTAAAATAACTGACATCATGTCATGTTATAATAAAATTATTTGACATGGTGTCATTTAATATAATTAACTTGGAAAATTAATAAGTTTTAGATATATTTGCTCTGTATAAATAAAAAATGACTATGATAAAGAAGATTGCTCACCTTGCTGATATTCATATCAGAAAAATACCAACTAGAAATGATGAATATGAAAAAGTATTCAAAAAATTAATCAAATCATTAAAACTAAAAAAACCGGACCTAATTGTTATTGTTGGTGATTTATTAAACGACTATCTCGATTTACAAAGTGAACAGATAATATTAGTTGTTAAATTATTAAGAGAATTGGCGAAGATTGCACCAGTTAGAATAACAAGGGGAAATCATGATTGTCGTAAGAAGAATTTAAAACGTATTGATCCTATTAGGGCAATTGTTGATATTATAGCTGATCCGAAAATTGTTTATTATGATAAAACCGGGTTTTATGATGATGATAACATTAAGTGGGCAGTTTGGCATCATGGAGAACCAAAAAATAACCCTTGGAAAAGTAAGGAAGGTAAATCAATATTAGCTAATCCTGAACACTATACAACAATAGATTTGTTTCATGATTCAATTAATGGGTGTGCATCTGATAATGGTTTTGAATTGAAAGATAGTTCACTATATAAGATAAAGGAATTTATGGGTGAATATTCATTTTTTGGTCACATCCATAGAATGCAATTCTTCGGTGATAAGAAAGCATATTGTGGGTCATTGATTGCTCAGAAATTTTCAGAAGGTGATGATCAGTTTCATGGTTATTTGTTATGGGATTTAGAAAGTGGTACGTCTGAAGAGGTTGTAATATCTAATGAATATTCATATAAAAATATTAAATTAACACCTTTCACCGATTTTGAAGATATAGATATTGATATAGATGAACCAACTAAAAATATGAAAGGTCGTATTGTTTGGTCAACATTACCGAGCATGAGAAATAATGAGAACGAAAGAAAATTAATTAATCACCTTCAACAAAAATATCCTAATATAATAATCTCACATAAAAACGAATTTACTGAAGATGATTTAATTAATATAGATAATGATGTTGAAATTGAGGATATTACTAATCAAGATGTTCAACATACAATATTTCGTGAATATTTAGAAAAAATAGGTGTTGATGATGAAAAAATTGATACAGTTATTGCTCTTGATGTTGAATTAACAAGTAAAATAACATTGGATGATGTCACACATATTGAATGGTCTGTTGTTAAGTTTGGTTGTACAAATTTTATGTCATATAATGATTTCGATATTGATTGGAGAGATATGGATGGTCTTTATCAAATAACTGGTATCAATACTGCAGGTAAAACAACCATATTTAAATTAATATCGTATATACTGTTCAATAAAACAATTGAGACAGAATTTAGGGTGAAATTTGGAGATAGACGATTTGTTAATAATAAGACCGATCTAAATTATTGTGATAGTTATATGGTGATTGATGCCAATGGCGAGTATTATGGAATTAAAAGAAAAACCCAAATAGTCACAACTAAAAATGGTGAGATTACTGGTGCACCTACAGCAGTATCATACTATACATTATCTTCTCCTGATAGTGAAATGACTGATGATAATTCTATTGATAATCTTACTGAAGATGATAGAAGAAAAACACAAAAAACAATTAATCAAATCATTGGATCATATGATAACTTTAATCGTGTAGTGCTAACAACATCAGATACAATGAATAGGATTTTATCTAATGATATGGCTGTATTCATTGATACATTATTATTTGATAGTGGTTTGGATGTTTTCGATAAGAAAAATACAGCATTAAGTAACCATCGAAAAGGATTAAATAAAAAATCCAGAATAACATGTAATGTTGAAACAACAAATGAAAACACAAAAAAACTTGAAGAAGATAATGTAATAATTAATAACGAAATTGATGATATTGAAAAAGTTAAAGTACCTGAAATTGAAAAGAATATAAAAAAGGGTCAGAATTATGTTGAAAATTTAACAAAAAAATTACATAAAATTGATGTAGATATTCAAAATTTAGATGTTGAATCTACTGAAGAAGATATTAACACCCACAATGAAACGATAAAAAATTACACCGAAAGACAATCAAAATTAAAGAAGGACATTAAACCACTGAAAGAAACATACGATAAAGAAAATTTTAATAAATTAACTAAGAAAAAAGATGATCATAAACAACAAGAATCTACATTAAATTTAGAGAAAAAAGAGAAGGAGAGATTAAAAGGTGTTGAAGAACATAACATTGAGATCATTAATGGTAATATTTTTAGATTAAAAGAAGATGGTGCTAATAAGAAACAAGAAGTTACTGAACTAAGAGAAAGTAAAAATTGTCCTACTTGTGGTCAGGCATTAACAGATTTAAGCGATGAACATAAAAAATTTATCGATGAAAAAGTTAAAAATTTAATTGAAGAAATGTATGATATCGGTGGTAAAATTAAAATTGAAGAAAAAGGTATAAAGGTTCATGAGGTTAATGTTAATGAATATTTAGAAGATATTAAAATTATTGAAAGTAGTAAGTTAGATAACACAACTAATATGGAAACCATATTGAGTACGATAGGTGAATTGACCAATGATAAAGATGAGGTTGAAAAACGAAATGAATATCAGACAGAACTCGATCAGATTCCGGTAAAAACACAAAATGAAGAAATGAAAGCAGAGCTTCTTCAAAATAAAATCGATAAACATGATCAGAGTTTAATTCAAATAGAAGATAATAAAAAAAATGAGAAAATAATTGAAACCTCTAAAGGTAAGTTGGATTTATATGATGGTAATATTAAAGAACATAATGAAAATATTATCGAAGAGAAAACAAAATTGAATGAGAATTTATTAAAAATAAAACAGAATAATCAATTAGTTAAAGAGTTTGAAGAACAGGAATATCAAGATAGTATCCTTGATCTATATAAGAAATGTGTTCACCGGGATGGTATACCTAAACAATTATTAGGTAGTTATGTAATACCTAAGATCAATAATGTGTTAGGAACGATGTTAGATAATGTTAGTTTTAAAATATGGTTAGATGTTGATGATTTAAGACCTAAATTAGCGTATAATAACACACCTACTGCAATTATTGATGCAATTGGTTCATCAGGTAAAGAAAGAACGTTTGCAAGTATTGTATTAAAGAATGCGTTGAATCAAATTAATGTTAAATCAAAACCAACAATATGTTTGTTAGATGAAGTTATGGATAAATTGTCTGAAGAGAGTATTGAGGAATTTATTGAAATTTTACAATTGATAAAAAATAAGGTTAAGAAATTAATTATTGTTCAACATAAAGCTAATGTTGAACCTGATTATGTTATTGAAGTACATAGAAATAATATAGGAATATCCAACTTAGAAATTATTTAACCACAATTTCATTTTTTGATCTAAAATATTTTAATACCTATTTATATTAAAGAAAAATGGAATTAAATAAATACGATAAGTTAAGAAGAAAGATCAGTTCAAAGAATTTTGAAGGTAAATTTAAAGGTCTTAATATTTGGTTATATCGACTTTCAATCATTGGTAACCTTGGTTCAGTGTTTTTTGCATATTTTTTAGTAACACCTGCACTTAAAAGAGCAATTACTATAAATTTAATTGATGGTATATTTGCTACTATTTTAGCTATTTTAGCCACAATAGTAATATTGGTTTCGTTTGAATTAATTAAACGATTATTACTTAAAAGTTTATCTTTCGATTTAGTTAAAAATAAATTTAACATAACCAAAGGATCGGTTGTTAGTTGGTTTATATTCTCTATTATTATTGTTGGATTAAGTATGTTCTTATCTATAAATGGTGCGAAAAAATTTGCAACAACAAGCATATTTAAGAATGATGTTGTTAAAGATAAAATGATTATTAAAACAGATAGCATTCGAGAGAATTATACTAAAATGAAATCGGTTTATGTTTCTGAAAATAATAATTTAAGAAACATTAATGGTGATTTAAGAGTAAAACAAACAGAAACACCATTAGATTATATGACTGTCAGAGATAAATATCAGAACTATATAGATAAAAATACTGAGGTTATTAATGGTAATGAAAGTAAAATATCAAAAATAGATTCATTGTGTGATGTTGCAATGTTTGAAAACAATAAACAATCTTTACATAAACAAAAGGAAAATAAAGACAACGATTTCACTAGTATTCTATTGTTTATTATAATATCAACAGTAATTGAATTTATTATTGTTCTTGGTGTTTACTTTCGAGAATATTACGAATATAGTTTATATCTTATAAATAAAGATAAATTAGAACCATTATATAAGAAACGTGATAGATATCGTGTGATGTTAGAATATATTTATCATGCTGGTGATGTTTCTGCTGGTGAGAGATTAATGGCTGGTGAGAGGTTAATTGAATTAGTTGAAGAAAATTCAACAATTTCAGACCCGAAAAATTTTATTAAGATTTTCTTGCGAGATATGGAAGAAATGAATATTTTTGTAGTACAGGGTAAAAGAAGATTATTGAAATTATCATATGAAGAGGCAATAGATATAATTAATAATTTTGAAGATTCTTCTGTATTATTAAAGAATTTAAAATAAAATTAATATGGGTAAAACAGATTGGGATTTGCGGTTTATGAAACATGCTGATGATATAGCTCAATGGAGTAAAGATCGTTCATCTAAAGTTGGTGCTGTTATTGTAAGAGATAAAAATATAATATCAACCGGATATAATGGATTTCCACGTGGAAGTGATGATGATGATGAAAAAAGACATGAAAGACCTGAAAAATATGAATGGGTGTTACATGCGGAGGAAAATTCTATAGTTAATGCTGCTAGGCATGGTCAAGCTACCGATGGTGCTGATATGTATGTTAATTGGTATCCATGTTCTAAATGTGCTGGTATGATAGTTAATGCTGGTATTAAAAGACTTTTTTGTGATAAAGAACCAGATTTTTCTCACTTTAAATTCGGTAAAAGTTTTGCAATGGCACAAAAAAAATTAGTTGAAGGTGGTGTTCAGATTATATATTTAAACTATGAAGCAAATAGATAAAAAAACGTATCATGTAAACAATGTAAATAGATATTCTGATATATATGAAAAGAAACAAATTTTAGTTGCTTCAAGTTTACGTAAATTAAATTATCATATTCTTCGTTTACAACATAAAGAACAAGGTAACACTAGAAGATGGTGTACTTATACCATTTCAAGAGAGGGTAAAATATTTGAACATTATGATCCTAAATTTTACTCTGATTTCATTAACGAAAAAACCATTGATAAACACACAATATCTATAGTTTTGGAAAATATGGGTAGTTTAAATAAAACACCTAAGAAAATATTAATCAATTCGTTGGGTGAGGTTTGTGATATTAAAAATGTTGGTGAAAAAGATTGGGTAGGTAAAACATATTGGGAAAAATATCCAGATGAACAAATTAAAAGTTTAATTAAATTATGTAAATATTTATGTAAAACATTTAAAATAAGTAAAAAGGTAATGCAGTTTCATTATTACCATGAAAAGACTAATGTTTTTAATGGTATCGTCTTCAGAAGTAACTACCTTGAAGAAACTGGAGATATTAATCCTTTTATGGATATTAGTGAATTAAATGAATTGTTAAAATAATTAGTATTTATCATTAAAGAATCAACAATGGATGAATATATAAATAGAATTAAAAAATTAAATAAGCAGATATCACACATATCTGGTATACCTGCAGCAGCGTTGGGTACTGATAAACAATCAGGTGTTTCTGGTCCTATAAATGAGTTAAGAACTCAAGATTTTGTTAAGAAAATGCGATCATCTAAAGAACTAAATGAAATTTTTGATAAAGAGCAACAAAATAGTAATAAAAAAACAATTTATGATCAAAATAGAGAAGAACAAAAATTTAGACAATATTTTGATGATTTAAATGTTACTATTGATTTTATTGAATTAAAAGTATTTGATGATAAAGTATTTTGGGGTGGCACTGTTGATGGTATGATTCAATTTGTATATAAAGTAACTCCAGATGAAAAATCGAGTGGTGTTGAATTTAATTATTTAGAAGATTTTTCTCCGGATATTCCAGAAAATGATGAAGTTGTTAAAAGAATTGAGGCATATTACAATAGTTTCTATAAATATTGGAGAGATAATATTTTACAAAAATGAAAACAACATTAAACATTGATTTAAAAACAATTATACTTATAATCATTGCTATTTTAATAATAATGGGTGGTGGTTTTGGTTGGTTAGGTGGTTCATTAAAAAAGACTAATAATTATTTAGAAGAACAAAAAAATTTAACTAGTGCACTTAATGCCAACATAAAAAAAACCACAAATAAGTTAGGTGAGATTGTTTCTGATAAGGAAACATTACAAACTGATGTTAATTATTTAATTGATTTGAATAAGGAATTAAAAGGTAATCAGAAAGAATTGGTCCAAAGAATTGAATCACTAAACTATAAAAATAATTTAATATCTGCAGCATTAGTAAGAACTGAAATAAAATTAGATTCTGCTCTGATGGATGCTGATGTAACTGTCGATACTACAAATAAAACAATAACATTTTCAGATAAATCAGATACATTAACATATGATTTATTGATTGGTAATGTATTACCAACATCATTCGGTAAACCCTCTTTATTTGTTAAAGAATTAAACATTCCAAATAAACAATTCATTGAATTTCATTGGGATACTGATAAAAAATATAAACAAAAACCCGTTTCATTTAGTATATCAAATTCAAACCCATTGGTAACTACATTAGATGTTGATAGTTATATTATTCCTGAAGTGAATAAAAAAGCTATTAAACCCACCGGAATGCAAAAAGTCTGGTATTTCATTGACGATAATAAAAAACCTGTTATAATGGGTATTGTTGGTGTTGGTGTAGGTGCTTTACTTGGCACTACCATATTAGATTAAAATGTTCTACATAGATTAATGAACACCATATAATTTACTGTATGGGTTCTTTTAATTTATTATCATTTTTTTGTGTTACTAAAGTATTTATGAAAAAGATATTTATGACCAGTGCGGATAAAGTAAAGACTGTTAAAATAATTCAAGATGAAATGAAAAAGTTTCATCGGGATAATTTGGATAAGGAAGTGACTGCGCTTATAGGTAAATCATCGAGTAAAGTAAGAACTGAAATAATAAATATAATTAAAAATTCTCTTGAATCAGTATATAAAATATTGTGGCAAAAAAGAGATTTTTGGAAAACAGATATAAGATAATGGGTAAAGTTAATGAAAAGAAAGTAGAACCAACATTAGATGATCCTAAATCAGATCAAGCAATTGAGTTTCAAGATAAATTTAATGATGAGATGAAAAAACATCAAATTCATTTAACTGAAGTAGATACGTTATTGAATGAAAAGCAACAATCGTTAAAGAAAAAGATTTTTGATTTAGATAAAATGGAAGCTTTGGTTCATGCTGATCCTAAATTATCGTCAGTTTATGATGATATGGCTGAAGATGGTAAAGAAAAATATGGTTATCATTACAATGAAACAATTATGAATATCATATTTAATGATTATATACTTAATAGTTCGAAATATATTCAAAAATATAAATCTGCAGTACCAAAAAAGAAAAAGAGAAGAGATAAAAGCGGGATTAATCAATTAAGAAAAGGTGCTGATAATTTGAAAAAAAGAGAGAAAGAAATTAAACAAGATGTTGAGAAACAAAATACTGGAATTAATGAAGCATCAAGTACTGTAAGTGGTGGTAATTATGCGTTTGAAAAACCATTAGGGTATACTGACGACATTAAAAATGTTTCTAAAGAAATCGATACAGAAAAAGATATGAAAAAAGTTGAAGTTGCTTTGCCGGGGAAAGAAAAACGAGCATATGGTAAATCTAAACCAGCAGGTTATGGTGTTTCTAATCCGATAGGTAAACCCACGAAAAACGATAAAATAAAAAAACCTTATTATCCGGGTGGTAATATTGTAAATGAAAGTGTTGATTTAAAGTCAATAAAAAATAAGGCGCAACAAATAAGTAAAGTAGAGGGTGTTGTACAACATGTTAACATGGTATCTAACGATAATTATACTCTTTCAGATTTTTTTGATTCGGAAAATACTGTTGCTAGTTATGAAGATGGTAGAGAATTAAATGAAAATTCGGTAGAAGAAACAACATCTGCGGGTAGTTCAGGTGCTTATAGTGGTCCTGCTGCTTGGAGTAATTCAGATAAAACAATGATAACTAAACCAATTTGGAAGGGTGGTACTGTGATTGCTGAAAGTGATTATATTACTGATCCAACTGCATTTGGGGAATACTTTAATCAACTAAATGAAGAAATGAATAGAGATCAAATTAATGGGTTTGATCAAATAATGTCCAAATTAGAAATGAATCAAAGTATTGATGCTGATACGGTAATGAAAGTAGCTAACAGTAACAATATCGAATTTGGTGATTTAATGGGTATGATTGGTAGAGAATTACAAAAAAGAACATCATCATTAAATGAAAAAGCTGTATCTCAAGCTCAACAAAGATTTATGGGTATGGTACATGCATTTCAAAAAGGTGAATTAAAATCTGATGATGTGAGTAATAACATAAAAAAAGCAGCAGATTCAATGACAGATAAAGAAGCAGAAGATTTTGCTTCAACTAAACATAAAGGTTTACCTGAAAAAGCTGATGAAACTATAGTTGATAATCAGGAAGATTCAATGAGACTAAAAAATACCCCTCTTGGTACTGGTATGCAAAATGGTGGTGTTCCTGTAGGATTACAAATCACACCATTAAGTGGGGGTATGGCAGAAAATAAAAACAATATAGACATGGATAAAGATTTAGAAAAACTTAATAAGGATTTGGCATTACTTGAAATGCACAATAACAAACTAAAAGAATTAAGCGAAGATAAAAAAACTGGTTCTATTGTGAATAAAGAACGTCTTGGTAAAGAAAATGAAACTAATTTCAAAGATGATTTAAAACATAGTGGTACTAAGGAAATTATTGACGTTACTAAAGAATTAGAATGGAAAGATCAACAAACCGATGTTCCTTCTGATCCACAAAAATTAGGAAAAGATATCGAAAAAGAAGTGATAAAAAACACTAAAGGAGATGCTTTTAAAGATGATGGTAATTCAGCAAACGATAAAGGTGATGAAATTACTAAGCGTAATTTAACTGATGAAGAAACAGATGAAGTTGATCTTTATCGTAAAGGTCTTGGTGATTATGTTTTCGATAATAAACCTGATGAAAGATATGAAGAAAGAATGAAAGCTGACATGGGCGATAAAAACTACGAAATGAGACAAAAACGTATGGAATTTAATGCCAAAGCACCTATGTACAACAAAGATACTCAACCTGTGGAAGATGGTATTAAAAAGGCACAATTCGATAAAGATAAAAGTGGTTGGAATGATCGTATGGGTTTAAGTTTAAAAGAATCGATTGTTACTGGTAAATTCCATGATACATTAAATAAAAAAAGATTAATGGAATTTAAATTAGGTTCTGTTACTCAAATTGATGTTATTTTAGAAGGATTGTTCCCGGTAACATTTGAAGGTCTTGGTAATGTTTACAATAATAAAGGTGAACTTAATGAAGGTATGAAAGAATTGGTTGAATCTTATGATTATTACACAGACGGTGAAAAGATTTATGCAATGAAGTCTGTTCAGAATTTAACTGAAGGTGAACAAAAGAGTGAAAAACCAGAATTAAATGAACAAAAGGAAAAAATGAAACATCTTATGGGATATAAACCAAAAGATTTCACTAACACTAAATCAGTAAAAGAAAATAGAGGGTTTTAATTATGGCTGAAAATATAAGTAAGAAAGAATTTCTAAGCGTATATAATTCAAATAAACCAAATTTTTGGATTAAATTTATATATAAATATTTTTCTAAAGGAACAAGTAAAGATAAATTAATACCTAAAAAAGTAATAGTAGCCATGTTATCATTGTTTTTTTTCCTTGGTTTTTTTGGTACAGCTTTCAATGCTAAATATGAATTAATTAAGATCGTGACTATCGCATATTCAATATTATTATCTGTTGTTGGTTTATCAATAGTAAGTGCTGTTATTATGAATAATCTTAGAATTAGAAAAACAGCAAAAGAATTAAACATTACTATTGAAAAATATGAAGAATTATTAAAATTATACTTTTAATTTTAATTAAAAATATCTATATTGTAAAGGCATCGAAATCGATGCCTTTTGTTTTTATTAATAATAGTATTTATAATAAAATATAAAATATGATAAGTAGAAGTTTAATGACACTTGGTTTAGTTAATGATTCAAAATCATATGCTGAAATTAAAAAACAAGAAGAGAGAAAACATTTAGAAAAACTTAATTTGGGTGAAATAAATGTTGTTGATTTTCCGGACGATCAATATATAAGACAACAAACTAAAAAAAATCAAATTATATTACACCATACAGTATCTGGACAAGGTGCTGCTGGTGATATTAGTTGGTGGCGACAAACAGCAGTTCGTGTTGGTACACAAATAATTATAGATTGGAAAGGTGGGATATATCAATGCTATTCATCATTGTTTTGGGCATATCATATTGCATCACAAGGTGGTAATAGAGTGGCACTTGAAAAAGGATCAATAGGTGTTGAACTTGATGCATGGGGTGCATTAATTAGACACAATAGAAATTGGTATCCAGCGAAATGGGATGAAAAATTAAATAGAATGGTTGCTAATCTTGCAGTTGCACCAATTCAAAAGGTTCAAATATATCAACAAGGTTTTAAAGGTTTTTATGGGTTTGAAAAATACACTGATGAACAAATTGAATCACTTCGTAAATTATTAGTATATTGGAATGAAAGATATAATATTCCTCTTGACTATAATGAAAAAATGTGGGGTTTTAATCAAAGAGCATATACAGGAACTCCGGGCATTTGGGCACACACATCATATAGAGAAGATAAATCCGATTGCCATCCACAACCAGAATTAATAGATATGTTAAAATCACTAAAATAAAATGAAAGACACTAAATTACAGAAATATATGGTAATTAAAGAACGTGTTGATCTATATAAAGATTTTACTTTTAATCTTTTATTTTACATATATAAATATTATTTAGATAAAAAAACATTATCCACAAAAGAAGACATTAGAAATCATTTCATGTTTTGCTATAATAAAGTGTGTGATGAATTTAAAGAAGAAGAAATGTATTTTAACGATAATGAACAATTAATCGAATATTTTTATAAATATTATTATTATCAATTTTATAAAGCAGTTGGTGATATTAAACAATCAGAATTTGTTAAATACTGGTTAAACGTGTTTGAAATTGACGAACAAAAGAATAAAAGTTATCTTAAATTATTGATCGAATTGTATAAATGTTTTGATCAATCCTTAATAAAAGAAAAAAATATTTTAGAAATGGTTTAAAAAACCTTGCATCCACCCTATTTATTAATTATATTAGCAAAAATAAAAAATAACAATAATTTTATACAAAATTTAAAACACAAATGGCAAATTTAAAACAAGATTTATTAAATGATTTAGGTAATGAAAAATTTTACGCAGAACTTGAACTAATGAGATTAGCACAAGACCCAAACATGAATTACAGAGAAAAGGTTACAAACATTAAAGAAATATTTGAAATCATTTCAAAAGCCGATTTAGGTGTTCAATTAGTTGGTAAATATTTTCCTGAACAAGCTGCTCCTGATGTAGTAACTGAAAAAGGACCAGCATCAAAAGAACCAGCATCAAAAGAACCAGCATCAAAAAAACCTGAAGAAACTAAACCACTTCCGGGTCAAAGTCATGGTGAATAATGAATATATTTAAAGAAATATATCAAATACTCTTTGTTTCTTCTATCTTCTTCATTCTATACTTCTTAGTGGTATTAGGGATGAAGATGATTGGAAGATTTATATATAAAAAAGTTGAAATTAAATTTGATTTTACCACACCACAAAAAATATTGTTGTTGGTATCATTAGGAATATTTTTTAGTTATATAATATAATAATATGGGCATTATACAAGACACATTTAAATCTATTGATGGTTACTTAATTAGTATCGAAAGAGATACCGAAAATGGTTGGTATTTCCTTAAAGTCGGTATTCCAATTGATTGGGTTTTTAAAGGTAATAAATCGATTGCTTGTGATGTTATACAAGAATCGGAATTAGGTAAAATAGTTAACGTTAAACCCAAAAAAAATGGGATAACTGTTGACGATTTAGTTGAATTTATTTCATTAATTGAAAGAACAAATGCAATTATTGTTGAAAAACAAAAAGAAATTGATGAAAGACTTACCGAAGCAAAAGAAGCTTTGAAAATAGAAATGGAAGAAAAATTAGGTGAACTGGAAAATCTTAAAGAAGAATCATTTATGTCCTTTGATCAAAGGATGAAAAATGAATCAAAAAAGAAAACTACAGAAACAACACCTAAGAAAAAAAGAGGTAGACCTAAAAAGGTGGAAACAAATTAATAATAAAATTGAGTAAAAAAGAAAATATATTTTCAATTGAAACCCTTGATGATGATATAGATTACAAGGGTTTTGATAGTTTAATGAAAGACCATACTAATCGAATAAAGGATAGTACTGCTGCAAGTATATTTGAGAAAGGTGAAACATTACTTGATGAGATTGATTTAAAAAAAGACGAACAAGAAAAACAAAAAGATATTTGGATTAAATATATCATAAAGAAATCTAAAAAAAGTAAATATTCCCCCATAACATTAAAGACCTATGATTATAGTGACGTTAGAGACATCTATTTAGATGTTAAAGACGAAAATAAATTTTTCTTGGTTAAGTTTTTTGATCAAATATTTTAACCAACCTCACGCTTTTTAAACATTTCAGAGTCTGGAGGTATTATTTCCAAATCGTCATTAGTGTCGTCTGGTTTAATTGTGGTTGTAGTTGTTGTAGTAGTGTCGTCTTTAGTGGATATATAATTATCACCAAACTTATTTCTAACACCGAATTTATTCTTATAACCATTAAGTGTTAAGATTAAACCAATAAGTTCCATAGCTATAACATGATCAATTTCATTTTTGATTATCATAATAACTATACCAGTTAAAATATGGATTACGAATAAAGTAAGTGCAACTAGTGCACTGAATTTAGTTATGCTGTATTTTACAGAGTTCTTATCCCTTAGAATATCTTTCCAGAATTTACTTTTTACCATAATATTTTCCTATTTAAATATAAATACACTACATTTGTATAAATTTAAAATATATAAGATATGGAATTATTTGAGTTAGCATTTAAGGTAGATAAAATTTATGACATGTTATTTCTTAACATTAAAGCAGTTACTGAATACGAAAATGCCTATGATTTTAAAAAAGGGAATCCTGTTTTGTTCAAAAGATGGGAAATGATTTGTGATGTTAAATATAAAATTAAAGGTAATTCCGATGATCAGTCGTATATGTTAATGTTAGATGATGCGTATAAAATGTATGGTCAGTATTACCCTGAGTTTACTAAAATTGTTGGTATTTCATATGCAACTGTTAAAGCAGAAAACAATGAACTGAAGAGAGATTTTGTGAAGATAGTTCTTGATGATGAATTTAAAATAATTAATGGTTTTAGGTGTCATTTGGTTAATTTTTCGATGAATAAACCTGATTTAATATTGTGTGGTCATAATATCATAAATAATGATATACCTCTTTTCATTAAAAGATTATTAATCAATCTAAATAAGTGGGAAGAGAAGGATAACATAATACCACCAATACTTAAACGACATTTAAAAGCAAAACCTTGGGATAGTGTTATCCTTGATACATTAACTTTGTGGAAATTTAATGGTGTTTCAAATACACCTTTACAATTAATCGCTGATAGTATAGGTCTTAAATATAATATTGAGATTGATGATAATATGGATTTCAATAAAAAATATTGGTCACTATATAAAGAAGGACCAGATAAAGCAATGAAATATGTTAGTGATCAATCAATGAATCAAACTAATCTAACCATTCAATTGGTTAATGAGATTCGTTCATTATAGAACAAAAAAAAACAGGATTAATCCTGTTCTTCTTTTTCTTCAATCAACCAATCTAAATGGTCTTCAAATTTACCATCGATTCCCGGTGTCTGATCATATAATTTATCAAATTCTTCTTCTTTCATGTATGTCCTTTGAGTACCATCATCTTTATATAGAATATATTCCATTAATTTGACGATGGTATGAAAGAAAATATATATACCGAATTCTTCACCTTGTTCTTTTCTAAAGAGATATGTGAAACTATCAATTCTTTCATACTTATCATTAAAATTAGTAAGTGTACCTATCCAAAATCGATTAGGTGAGTATTCTTCTTCATGTGTTGTTTTAATTATGCTTATCATATTACAATATTACTTATTTTTTTCATAACGTGCAAGTAAACCATCTGTAATATATGTGTAAAAATAACCCAAAGGGTCTCTAGGGTTGTTAAATTTCTTTATTTCATAGTGTAAATGTGTTCCAGTACTGTAACCACTATTCCCAACATACCCTATAAATTGATTTTTATCCACTTTCTGACCCTTTTTAACGTAGATAGTACTAAGATGTCCATAAAGTGTTTCAAACCCAAATTGATGCTTAATAACGATTTTATTACCATATCCATGACGTGAGTAGGTTACATTCTCAACAACACCTTTTGCTGTCGAATATACTGGTTTACCATATTTAGTAATAATATCAATACCATCATGAAACATTATTGTACCACTAACTGGATGTTTTCTCCAACCATAATATGAACTAATTTTTAAGAAATCTTTAGTTCTTATAGGTGAAATATTAGGATAATATTGTTTAGTATATTTATTTTGCTTAAAGTATATTGATGTGTTTTCCACCTTTTTCAATTGTAACGCTAACATTTCTGCAGCATATAATGCTCTATCACTTATGTTTTCAAAAATTGAATCATTCAATTCAATTACTTTGAGTGCGTTATCGTTTCGATATAGATGGTAGTCAGTGGTGTCAAAATCAACACCTAAAATTTGAGAATAAATTTCATTATCTACATTCTTTACTTTAATTAATCCATCTTCCAATATACGTAATCTATTTTCAAGTTCTATATAACGTTGAGGAAGATTACTAGCTGGATATGAATTATCTTCAATATGATCATCAGGTGCTATTGTTGTTGTTTGTAGACTTGTTGAGAAACTCAACAAACTTATTACTGTAATAAAAAACACAATAATTATTTTATTATTTTTCATAATATATATTTAAATAAGATTATTTATTAAAGTGATATACTTTAATCTTGTTGTGTTGGGATTAAACCAACAAAGAAAATCATTGGTAATATGTTAATTCTTTTTTTCAAACTTAGATTGTTTAATTTAAGTTATTTTTTTAACGTTCCTCTAATAAATACAAGCAAATTTAGTTAAATTTTTTACATTAACAACATATATTATTATTAATATTGTTGGGATAGTTTTTTAGAAAGTCGCTTAATTATGGTATCTGGTTCAAATTCAAATATGTGTGAATTATTAATTCTAATGAATCCAGTTTTCTGAAATCGTGAAAATAATTTATATTCATTTAATTCACTGTCCTTAGATTCTAATAGTTCTTCTAAACTATAATATTTAAATATTGGTTGTGATTTATAAAATTCCCAATCACTTTTATTATCTTGCATTGGGATAATATATGCAAATAGTTTAGAGTTTTTTTCAATATAAAAATCACGATACATGAATTCCATAAATTCATCAGTGATGCCCATTTTTTTATAGTCCGGATGTAAAACATATGTATGGATGATAATAACTTTATCAAGATCATTAATTGAGGTTTTTTTTCTTTTTATTAATTTACCTAATTCAATATAACCACCTGTTTCATCAAATTTATTTAATAAAGTATCTAATTTAATCCCAAATTTTCTAGCTAAACCAACATTCCAAACACTAAAACCAAATTCACCAATAAGTGTAGGTGATTTATTCTCTTTAATATTTAGTTTATTGATAACACCATCATATTCAGTAATGAAATGCTCATGCTTCATGGTGAGATCATAGTTTTTTCTATATATTGTTGTTTTAAAAGCCAGATTTTCCCACAAATCTAAATCATTCTTCGTTCTTTTCATTTTCTAAATTTAATTCAAAACCTTTTCCCATTTTATCTAATAGATTTTTGTAGTATAATCCAACTTCTCCAGATATTATATAATCTATTGGTTTTAGATCATTTAATGCCTTTTCATCCCAATGAAGTTCAATATCATTTCGGTCCATGTCATTGATGAAATCATTAATTGTTGCAGGGGAAAGGGTGTTGAAACAACGACTTCCTTTATTTATTTGATAATAATCCGAACAAATACATAATTCAATATGGTTGTCATTATAAAATACATCGGTAAAAATACTATCATCTTTTCTTTTCCAACCTATAAATAAATTAGGGATATCCTTAAATTCAAATGGTTTATTTAAGAATTCCCTATATTTATCAGTTCTGTTAGTTTTTATGTAAGTTGTAACTTTTGTCATTATAAATTTGTGTGACCATCAATGAAGAAATATCGACCATCTGACCATTTTCCAACTATTTTAATTCTTTTATCCTCAATAATTGTTGTATCAATAATTGTTGTAATGGTACAACCATCTGTTGTTGTAATGATATTACCTTCTTGTTTTTCAATTCTATATAACTTATCAATTGGAAATGATCTTACTTTAGTGAAATCATAAGCAATTGAACCATCTTCACGAGTGAAATTAGGTGTGAACATATATGGTCTTGTAATTGTTTTACGTTTATCAACATATATGGTTGTACCCATAATTATACAAAACACGTTTGAATAGATACCAGTACCTAAAGGTTTACTCACCCAACAAGGACCACTATACCAGTATGGATTAAAATCTGCAAAAATACCACTAAATTCTCTTCGACCCATACAGTGAATTGCCATAGGGTTTCTATTAGCTTTTTTCCAATCCGAATTAGTAACTATGTTTTTACTATATAGATATAATCTTCTTTCAAGACAGTGTTCATAGTCTTCAAGTGGTTCATATGATACGACATATATCCAATCATTAACTTTGAAATAGATTGTGTAGTTTTTCATAACACCACTAAGTACTTTATTCCAATCTTTTGAAATTGAATACTCTTCATCAAGGTCTTCAATTGTTGCCTTTTGACGGATAGTGTAAATACTACCAAATGTTACATTGATTGTGAAAAGTAACGATAATAAGATTATTAATTTTTTCATGATTATTTGTTTTATATGTTCATTATAGTATACGATAAAATCGTGTTTAGGTTACATATAATCATAAAATAGTGGTGTTTATTCACTTAATTCATACTCACCAACAACTAAAACCATTAAATTTACCGGGATTTCACCCTTTATATTTTGACTAATCACTTGAGTTACAATATCTTCACTAAGTAATTCACCAATATTCATCCAAGTTCTGTTTTTTACTTCAAATATTACTTCATCAGTATCAGAATTAAGGAATTGAACATTTAATCGGGGGTTATTGTCTACTTTTTTATATTTCATTTTAGTCCTATTTTTAATCCCATTATTTTATTCATATACAGTAGTGCATGCGCATTTCCAAGTGCATCTTGAACCGGGTCATGTGTAGGATTAAATCCTTCATATTTTTTACCGTCAAATTCGAATGCTTCTTGACGTATATGTTTCCATTTACTATATGCATCACCAGTCATACCACAATAAAGATCACCGATTCTACGGGCAGAAAAACCGAAAGGATTTTCACCTAAAAAGAAATGAAAATAGAAATTAGTCCATTGCCAATCGAATGCAGGGTTATCACTGATAAATATTGGATGACCTTTTGAATTTTCTTTAATCCAATCCCGGAACTTAATCATAACATCTTCGGGTTCGTCAAATGTTTTATGTTCTTCACGGCTGAAACCACTAATGGCTAAAGCATCTGGTATCCATTCTGAAGCAATTGGTCTTGTTTGACCATAAAATGTTTTACTTAATGTTGGTTCAACAATTACAGCACCAAAACATACCATACTATATTTCATAGGGATTGGTCCATCGGCTTCTACGTCTACTGATATGTACATATTTATATATTTTTTAATGTTAATTTAAAATCATTTTCACATAAAATTCCTTTTTTACTGTTAATGATACGACTACATATACATAAGTTATTTATATTACCAATAATCTCATGGTTGATATTATTTTTAAAACCATTGTAAATACTTATTTTATGGTCAATAACTGGATAATTGGGGTTATTATAGTGAACATTTTTAAATAATTTAGTGTTGGTATAATAACATTTGTTATTCCATTCTGAAAATAATTTAGTCTTGTGGTTTTTTGTTATATTCCAAACCATTCTTCTATATTTTTCAAATTCATTAATTTCATTAAGTGGAATCCATTTTTTTAATTTTTCATTATATTTTCTATATTCAATTGATTTTGAATAGTGTGATACGTTATATCTATCTTTTATTGTTTGTGTTCTTTTTTCTTTAAATTTTTTAAATTGTGAAACATTATCAACACCGTATTTTTCATATTCTTGAGCATCGGTAACAATAACATCATCGATATCAAGAAATATTATTGGTTTATTTTTCATATGGTTTTGCAAATCCTTCATTTAGTAATCTTTGATTATAACTTTGTAATGAATTAAGATCATTGTAATCCATCGTATCGCCATATGGGTATATTTCACCTAACCAACGTCCATATTTTCCTTTATGATCTCTTTCAGTTACTATTTGGATATCTTCATCTAATATCCATTCACTGAGTGCATATTTAGAGATTAAACCATCTGGTCTTTCTTCACCTCTAATTTCCGGGGTATTAATCCCTAATAATCTGATGGTCTGTTTTTTCATCCAAATACCGAAACCAAGATCAATATCTACAGTTATGGTGTCACCATCATATACTTTTATTACATGTGCTTTATAATGATACATAATTATTTAAGGTGTTCGTCAATTAAATCGTTAATGTTTTTTTTAGGTAATGCACTCATTGTTAATTTAGGTTTACCAATTATTGGTACAAATAATATTGAGGGTACTGATCTAATACCAATAATTTGAGTTAATTCACTTTCTTTATCAACATCAACACTATAAAAATCAATATCATCATGCTCAGACTCAACTTCATTTAGAACAGGTTCTAACACCCTACATGGTGAACACCAGTCAGCACCGAATTTAACTATTGCTGGTTTTTCTCCATTAAATACCCACTCGCTATTATTATCTGTATAGTTGAAAATTTTTTCTTTGAATAATTCTTTTGTTAAATTTATCATAATTGCTTTTAATTTAAATACTTAGTTTCATGTTTTTATTGATTTTCTGCCAAATTTCAGAACAGTATTTAATTTGTTGTTTACAATCATCAATAGGATGATGTTCAATACCTTCATTTTCAGATTGTACACTTGATTTAATTTCCGGGAGGAATGATACTAATGTTCTCACATCTCTTTCTTTTCTAAAATCCCAACGTACTTTAGTGCTACATGCAATGTATGCATCTTCAAAGATTCCTAAATCAAAACGTGCAGAGTTACCCCATATATATACGTTTTTACAATCATCTTCACCTACATCGAATAAAAACAAATTAAATCTATCAAGTACGTCATCGAGATCAGGACCACCTTTTGCAATAGCTAATCGTGCTCGTTCATTTTGGGTCAACCACCAATATAGGGTATCTGGATTTATTTTAAGACCTAAATCTAAACAAGATTTTAAATTAATACCACTATAGAATTCTTCACCTAATTCACCAGTTTCAAGATCAAATTGAACTGCACCTATTGATACAATAGCTGAATTACTGTTTTTACCCATTGTTTCAAGGTCGAGCATTAAATGATTTTTCATATTATTTTTTTATTTAGTGTGACAAATATCGAGAAAATTCCAAAACTTTACAAGTTTATCTTCGTTTAATAAATGTGTGTATTGTTTTAATGCTGTTTGAAATACATATTTTTTAAATTGATATTCATTAATATACATATTATGGTAAATGGTTTTTTTTTCTTTAGAATAACTTGAATTAGCACCAACATCAGCCATTTTTAATAGGATAGACCGATAATCATTAATTGTTTTAGGAAATGTGTGTAATTGTTTAAGTAATCTATTTTTTTCAGGTACATCCGTTACATTCAAAATGATATCTGCAACATTTTTACCACATATTTTTAATATTGTATTATATGATTGGTTGGTATCTTCTATAATATCGTGAAAAATACTCGCTTTTAATGTTATAATATAATCATCTTGATTAAGAAAAACATCTTTATTTTTTTTTAGTATTTCAGATACCATATCAATATGATACATATAATCCATATTATCATATGAACAATTAGATTGTTTATATATTTGTTGTGCTATAATTCTTAATTTTTCCATTTAAATATGTTTCCATGTATATCTATGTATTATTTTCCAAATACATGGTTTATTAACTTTATAATTTTCTGCGAGTTCTTTTACCTTAGTTCCATTATTAAAATCATTTCTAATCTTAATCACAATATCATCAGTTAATTTAGAGTTGTTATTATTAACACCTAATTTTTTTATTGATTGTTTATGTTTTGTAATATCATTATGTTTTTTACCTGTGCGAAATTTTTTTAATTTATTTTTTACTTTATCAGTGTGGGTTTTACCATACATTGGATTGTTTTTTCCTTTAACATTTGCATGGTTTTTCGATATATTATCTCTATGTTTTTTTGGTAATTTTTTACCTAAAAAACTGTCATTACCTTCACCCCCTGAAGTTATATTATATCCTATTGTTCTATCTTGTGTTTTTAGTTTTTTTATCCAATAAATTTCACGTTTATTAAGTGTTTTCATATCATTACAATATTCAATTATTTCTTTTGTGAAATTATCTTTTCCATATTTTTTAATTGCTAATTTAATTAATTTTCCTGACCCAAAATATGTTTTTTTATTTAATTTATGTTTACCTATATAAATTTTATAATTAATTTTATTTATTATTTTATAAACATACATAATTAATGTTTATTTATAAATACAAAGTATCTTCAATAAGTTCATGTAAATTTTACAAGTAACAAAGATAGAAAAGTATTTTTTATAAAATCATTACTTTTATTTTTTTTTATTCTAATTTTTTTATAATTTTGTTCATTAATATATTTACTATGATAGAAAAATTACAACAACTATTAGGTTTCTTCACAAGAAATAGACAGAATGGATACACTTCATTAATTGAAGCAATGGCATTTGAACACGATATACATGTTTTAGTTACAAGTGAAGAAGAAAAGAAAATGTTCCATTCTGATGTAAGGGATAAATTAATATCATTATCGGAATTAAAGAAATTAAACACATTAGAAAATAAACCATTACTTTTTGATAATCATGTAATATTAGATATTCTTAGAGAGGTGTTATTGAACAGTGATAAAAAAGATGAGGAAATTAATGAACATATTTATACAATTGAAATACTTGAAGAAATAATAAAACAAAGGAAAAATGGTAAATATAAAGACCATTTTCAACAAAAAGGTATAGTACCAATGTAACTATTTTTATTTTTTTTCGTATATTCATAAAAACTTTACCACAATTAATATGAAATCTATATTAAAAAGCATCATATATAGGGGTTGGAGTACAGGAATAACATTTATGATTTCTTACATAGTAACAGGTAAGGTTGGTGTTAGTTGTAGTATTGCATTATTGGAATTAGTTTTTAAAACAATTACTTACTATATTTACGAAATAATTTGGATTAAAATATCAAAGAAAAATATGAAAACAATTTGGTTTACAGGACTATCTGGATCAGGAAAATCTACAATCGCTGAAGAAATAGTTAAGCGTTACGAAATGAAAGGTAAGACTATATTCACTCTTGATGGTGATGTATTACGTTCTGGATTAAATTCAGACTTAGGTTTCTCAGTTGATGATAGAACAGAAAATATTAGACGTGCAACTGAATTTGCTAAATTATTAAATAATAAAGAAATTCAGGTAATTGCAACATTCATCGCACCAACAAATGAAATAAGAAACTTAATTAAGAAAATGTTACCCAATGTATGTTTTGTTTATTTAAGTACAAGTCTTGAGGTATGTGAAGACCGTGATGTTAAGGGTTTATATAAGAAAGCACGTGCAGGTGAGATTAAGAATTTCACTGGTATTGATTCACCTTTTGAACCTATGGATGATGCTTGGTTAACTCTTGATACTGATGAATTGAATGTTGAACAGTGCGCTGATATAATCATTGAAAAATTATGAAAACTAAAAATAAAGGATCATATAAACTCAGATATAAAATTGCTGGTAAGATAATTGAATTATTTGTCGAAGTGATTTTAAAACAAGTAGTTGGACCTGTTAAACCCCTGCAGAATGTTTGGGAAGGTTTTGCTAAAGTTAATGATGTTAAATATGAATATGATGATTTAAAGTATGCAGTAGATGCTACATTATTAGCTCAAGAGATTGGATTAATAGAGAAAAAGAAATTGAAAGATATACATCTGAGAAAAATGAGAATTGTTGAAGAAATAATTAAATAATATGAAAACAATTTACATATCACATAGTACTGAATATGAAAAAGGTTGGGGTAATAAACCAGATGGTATTTTAATATCTAAAGATAAAACAATACTTGAAGATCGTATTAAACCATATAACAATAGAGAAAAAGGTTCATATGAATATTATTGGAATTATTCAGAAATTGAAGAAATTTATTGTATTAATAAAGATTTTGATAAATTAATATTCGATAATGATAGTCTTATTCATGTAGATTCATTAAAGCAATTAAAAATAGAATTATTTAAAAAAATATAATATTATGAGAAGAGCATGTAGTGATTATGGTATTATTGAACATGATGATATATTTATTGGTATTTCACTCGGTTATGACTATTGTAGTGAACATGAGTGGGGTATTAAAGGTATAAGAAGACAATTTGGTATACCTGAATCGTCAAAGAAAAATATGGGTGTTGATAATAGAGTAATTACTGCAACACCTAAAGCTGTTTATCTTAACAATGAAAGTAAAAAAGAAGAACCTATTGAATTACTTTTCTTTAAGAAAAGTAAAAAGAAGGATAATTCATATGCCATTTTATGGGTTGGGTCTTCATATAGTGAACCTTTAGATAGATTACCAAATGAATTAAAAAACTATAAAGACGATCTTGATTGGAATGAAGAATGGGGTGAAAAAAATCCAGAACATAAAAAAGACTTTGTTGTTACTGCATGGGATGAAGGTTCATTTGGTGTCGCTGTTAAAGGTGAAAAAGAAGTCAAGTTGTTGGAATGTCTATACGAACAATTTAAGGTCTATAATGTGGTTATTTCTCGTTTAAATATTTCAGGTGATAATCCATTTGCAAATGCATCACTATCGTTATTAATTAAAGATCGTATACCTCAAGAAGGTTTAGATTCTTGGTATGCTGCCGATAAAGAATTATATGATCGTGAAGATTATGAGAAAAAAATCGGCATGAAAAAAATCATCGAAAAACATGGAAATAAGAATGGTTATAATGAAGAAAATCATTTTCTTGCTTGTTCCCCAAAGTGGATTGATTATGAAGATAAGGAAAATCGTGAAAAAATAAAAAAAGAGTTTAATACTAAATATGATATCAATTATTGGATAAATTATTCAGATGATGATGATACTCATGGTTATTTTAGTGTTGAAGAGATCAAAAAATGGTTAACAACAAAAGGTCTTAAATTAACACAAGTAATAGCACAAAACGAAAAAAAGAAAAAAGGGTCTGTAACAAAATAAAATAATTATGGAAACAAAAATGATTGAAGTTTGTGAGGCTGTTTTAATCGATGTGACTTGTGCACATAATGACAGTGTTGATATTAAAGCAGGTGGTCCACTTACATTGGGGTATGAATTCTATGTTATTTCAGCTAATATTGATAAATTAAAAATAGTTATTAAAGCTTGGTTGAAAAAATATAGAAGGAAATTTTTATATATTCAAGTTCGAACTAAATCAGAGTTCCCTGTTAAAAATCTATGGACTCCGGAAATGATTGAAAATTGTATTAAAGAAAATGAGGTAGTGTAATATGGAAAAATCACAAGATCAAATTATGGTAGATCAAAATCAAGATTCAAACAAAAACGAATAAGAAAAATTTGTAAAATTAAAAAATAGTAATATGAAATCAAGTAGATCAAATCGTGTGGGTATAAAAGAACTTGAAATCTTTGATGATTTTAATATAGATAATAACTTACCTAAACACCAAAAAGAAAACCAAGCTGAACTCACATTAAATGGTGACACACCTCCTAATGGGGTTATTTTTAGCGTACCTACTGAAAATAGTAGTTGGGGTGTGGAGGATAGTGAAATATCATACAAGAAAAAAACAAATTGGTTTATCCGTAGAATCATAAAAAATTACCTTAAAAAAGTTAAAAGAAAAAATACAATTATTACAATTCGTGAATATTTCTTAAATTTCGCAGAGAATTTTAATGAACTTACACCTGTTGCTGATATTGCTGATCACTATGAAAAGGCAATTATACAATCTACGGAACTTGGTCAGGAGTCATTAACTGAGAAATTGAAAGATTTATTAGGGGTGGTGAGAGGTGAAACACATTTAATTCAAATGGGTTTGAAAAATTATGTAACTCAAGCACAGGTCCTTGATTTTTTCGAGAAAACAGATGAAGATAAAAATCTTAAATTAACATGGATTCAAAATTTTGTCAAGGTAATTCCGAATAAGATTGTTAAATTGAAAAAAGAAATTGATTCCCGGAATGTTTTTGATAATTATGTTATTCTTCATTATGATCCATTGGGGACAGCAACTTCATTAACTAAAGAAGAAGAGGAATTAAAAAAAGACCCTATTCTATTTGGGGTAATCAAAAACAGTACCCGGTTATATTATGTCGGTGATTGGAAAGATGATTATTGTGATCTTACTCTTGAAGGTATGTTTGAGAGTTTAGGTGAAAAAACGTTGGAGATTAACAATAAGAATTTAAAGACCTATATTAATAAAGTAGGTGAGTATGAACAAAGAAGAAGAAAACAAAGTAAATAAATATATTAAAAATTAAATTATTAATCATTAAAAAAAAATTAATTATGAAAACAAGTGGAATTATTTTAGGAGTTATTGCTGCAGGTATTATTATTTTATTTGCAACAATTGTCGGTTATGAACGTATTGATGCTGGTTATGACGGTATTCGTGTAAACAAATACGGTGATGAAAAAGGTGTTGATAAAGTGTCAGAAGTTACTGGTGCAGTATGGTATATTAAATGGAAATATGATATTTATGAAGCACCAACACATACTTTGGATTATGATTTTGTATTTAATTCGGTTAAAACAAAGGACTTAATGGATACAGATATTGGTATTGGTGTTCAAGTTAAATTACCTGCAGGTCATACACCTAAAATATTTATTAAATATAGAAGATATTTTTCGGGCAATAGTGTTGATTTAACACCCATTATTAATAAATTTGCAAGACAAGCTGTCTCTGATGCAGTTGGTCAATATAAAGCAGAAGAGTTAATTATACATAAATCTGAATTTAGATTATTAGCTGATTCTATTTTAAAAGTGAGATTAAAAGGAGTTGGTTTAGAATGTGAGGAACTTTTCTTAGTAGGTGATCCTAATATTCCGGAAGCGTTGAGAACTAATGTTGAAGCAAAATTAAATGCATCTATAATTGCACAACAAAAAGAATCAGAAATAAGACAACGTAAAGCTGAAGCAAGTAAATTAATTATCGATGCTCGTGCTGATTCTGCTGCAACTGTAATTCGTGCTGCTGGTGAAGCTCAAGCACTTAGACTAAAGAAAATGCAACTTACTCCATTACTTGTTCAAGAACAATATATTAATAAGTGGGACGGTAATTATGGCACAGGTAATGTATATGGTCAAGGTGCATTAATGTATAAACAACTTAAATAAGTAAAATTATGAAAAAGTATTGGACAATTGTATTATTATACGTCTTGGGTGTTATTGCTTTTTTTAGTGGTTTATCTTATTCTCTTGATTTTTTAACCGCAGCTAATTCAATACTTAATTATGTTGGAATAGTAATAATTATTGCTATGCTTTTTTTAGCATGGGTTATGTTTGATCAGGGAATAAAACTATCAAAGAAAAACCAGAAAAAAACCTGATGATAATAATACATCAGAGAAATAAAATTCAAAAGGTGAGGTAATACTCACCTTTTTTTTTGTTATACTTAATAATTATTTATACTTTTGGTCAATGAAAGATTTAACGGATAAAAAATTATTGGAAATTGGTTTCAAAAAAAATAATGTAACTCCCGAAGAAGCTGGTACTGAATTCGGGTATAGTTATTTTACTTTGGAATTGTTTAGTGGTGAATGTTTACTTACTCAATCAAATGACGAATGTGATGGTGGTTTATATTATGTAACTTTTCTAAGTATGGATGGTGCTGGTAAATTTTGGAATAGTGATGTTATTGTTGAAATGGTTAAATTAATAAAATCGGGGGATAAAAATGGGATTTAATGTAACTATAGATATTTTTGATAAGGTAGAAGTGAGGCATAAAAAACTTTTACAAAAAACTGAAGAAAAATATAAAATTCTAACAGAAAATGCTCATCAAAAAATAAAAGAAAAAGGTGGTGAGACTTTACTCAACTGCCCCAAATGTGAAAAAAGATCACAAGCAAAGAAATATCAATGGGCAGAATTATATTATTATGTAGCACCATATAGTTGTACTGGTGGTGATTATAATAAACATGTGGGTATTATCCTTGCATGTCCTAAATGTGGTTGGGATATAAAAATGTATAAAGATGATCCATATAATCCTAATCATAATAGTGAAAAATATTATAAGTTACGTTCTTTAGTTAGTGAATTTGGTATTAAATGTAAAGATGAATATTCAAAATGAAATTTTTAATACAAACATATGATAGTCAAGTTACTCATGATTTTAGTTTTACACTGATTAAAAGTTGTGAATTCCAAAATTGGTTGAATAAAAGTAATGATTTTACTTTTGATTTAACTGATAATACGATTGATGAGAATTATAATGAATTCGATAATTTATTAATACCTGTTATACCTATTGGTAGTGTTGATTTTGTTATTAATTATTTAGAGAAATTTTATAAACTTACACCGAGACCTATAAATATACCGGACCAATTATTGGACAATAAATTTACATTAAGAAATATTATTAATGGGACTGAGAAAGATATTGTTGGTGAGAAATTTGTAAAATCTAACGATAAAATTAAATCATTCACTGAGATTTGTACTACAGCACCTGCTTGTAATTATCAAATTTCAGATTTAATCGAGATCGATAGTGAGTGGAGAGGTTTTATATATAAAGGGGAGTTAGTTGGGTTACAAAATTATTCCGGGGACTTTGATGTTTTTCCGGATGTGACACAAATTAAAGAAATGATAAAAACATATACCGACCAACCAATAGCATTTACTTTGGATGTGGGTATTTACAATAATAAAACCTTTGTAATTGAAGTACATGATTTTTTTAGTTGTGGTTTATATGGTTTTGCCGACCATAGAGTATTACCATTCATGTTTTCAAGGTGGTTTTATGAATATATAAAATAATTTTAATTAAAAATAGATACTATGTTAACAGAAGTTGTATTTTCACCTGTCTTTGATAAAGATATACAAAAAAACATTATTAATTCTCCGATTTGGAAAGAAGCATATAAACCGGATGAAATTGTGGGTATTAAAAAAACACTACATGAATATCATATTAAGTTCGATGGGTTAATTCCAATTCAGGTAACTAAATTAAAAAAAGTTAGAAGAGATGCAAATTAATGTTGGTTGTTCAGACGATTATGCTTCTTTAGATTCGGGGAAGTATGAATTTTATTATGGTTACGAGGTAATTTATAATGAAAATGATGACGATAGTGAATGGTGTTTTCAAGTAAAAGAACAAGGTAAGGAAATTATGAAAATACCTACTTCAGAAATAATTAAACAATCAGGTAACTCATTATTAGATTATCCTCGTGATTTTCTAATTGCCGGGATTGGTATATGGTTACTATTAAAAAATAAATAAAATGACAAAAAAAGAAAAAGAAATAATTGCGGATATTCGTAATAAATTTACTCCCTTATTCAACTATTTTACAATGAAAGAGGATTTGGACAATACTGACCTACCTCCGGGGCAAAAAGCTGATCTTGATAAGATAATTGAAGATGAGAATAAAATTGCACAAACAAATATGAAGATCATAGTAAAACAACTTAAAGCATTAGGATAGTGTTGTAACTAAATCAGATACTAATATAACTAAAAAAGTAGAAGTTTTAGAAGGTATATTTAAAGATTCTTATGGTAATGTAGTAAAACATGGTGATAAAGTGTTTATTGAAGAACATGCATATAATTATCTATTTAATCAACAAGAAGTTGTTGTGAAATGGTATCAAGAAGAAGGTTACTATGGTTACATACTAGATGGTCAACAATACAATTTTGGTTTTATTAATTCATTTAAGAAACTTTAATGTATAAAGTTGTTACTGAAGATAAAAAATCATTAGGTTTAAGAAAAAACCCTAATGTTATGTCTTTCCCTCTTAATCAGTGGGTTGAAGAACAATTACCAAAAATTGGTAATTCTGATTTTGGTGGTATTTGGTGTTGTGAAAAACTATCATCTGCCCGGTCATTAAAAAAATATTATGAAAGTAGATACGGTGATGCTAAAATATTTTCATGTGAAATTGGTAATATTTTATATCAAAATTCGTACAGAACTAAAACAGATCGTGTTAAATTAATTCAAGAAATTAATGAGTGATAAGAAAAAAATAGAGTTGGAAGAGAAATTAAGTAAATTATCTGAAAAAGAAAAAGATGAGTTTGCTACTGCTGTGGCTGTAAAATATGGTATGACACTTCCCAACGGGAAAAAAATTATATTCACTAATGAACAATATGAGGGTATTGAAAAAATACGAGCATGGTTGGAAACTAATCATCAATTTTTCACACTTTCAGGGTATGCCGGAACAGGTAAATCCACAATAATTAAAAAAATAATTGATGGGTTTTGGGGTAATCTTGTTGTTTCAGCACCTACCCATAAAGCGAAAAAGGTTATAATGTGGACCACCGGACAGGATGGTATAACATTACATTCTCTTTTGGGTCTTCGTCCCGATCTTGACCTTGAAGCGTTTAATCCAAACGATCCGACATTTAATCCAATTGCTCCACCAACTATGGAGAAATTTAGATTAGTCATTATAGATGAGGCATCTATGATTAATGAAGAATTGTTTGAAATGTTGAAAAATGAAGCATCTAAATTTCATAAAGTTAAGATAATTTTCATGGGTGATTCTGCACAGATTCCACCTGTACATGAAAAAGCAAGTGCTGTGTTTCAATCAGATATGACTATAAAACATGAACTTGTGAAAGTAATGCGACAAGCAGATGGTAATCCACTGTTTCCTTTTTATGATAAATTGAGAAATAATCTCAATGATCCATATGGTGGGTTTAGTAGAGAAACTAATTTAAATGATAAAGGAGAGGGTGTTATCTTCACAAATGATAAGAAATTATTTAGAGAAAATCTAATTGATAAATTTACCTCAGATGAATTTATTGAGGATTATGATTTTGCTAAATTAATTGCATGGCGTAATGTAACAGTTATGTTGTCTAATCATATAATTAGGGATGTTATTTATGGTAAGGATGTTAATATATTAGAAATCGGTGATGTACTTATGGGATATAGAAGTATTCGCCATGATCAACTTTTTATTAATATTATTGAAAATTCATGTGATTATCGAATTATAAAAATAAGTGAAAGACTTGAAAATGAGTATAATATTTTCGGTTATAATATTAAAATGCAGGAGATGATGAATAATGGTAAATATCACACCATTGAAATATTTATTATTGATCATTCTGATGTAGATAATCTTCATGTATATGCTGAAATCCAAGATGCGCTTAAAATAATAGCCAAAGCATCCAGAAGAGGTAGTGCTGAAAGCAGAAGAAATTGGAAAAAATATTATGGATTCAGACGAAAAAATATATTGATGGTTACCATTAAGACATTTAAAGATGGTTCTACCAGAATGTATGGTGATGTGATTGCTAAAGATATTGATTATGGTTATGCAATTACCTGTCATAAAGCACAGGGTTCAACATATGAACACGTTTTCATCTTAGAAGATGATATATCAGCTAACCCGGTTACAAGGGAACGTAATCAAATTAAATACGTTGCCTTAACTCGACCATCCAAAACAGCAACAGTATTAACTAATCTACCTTAATTCAATCATGGAAAAAAATAAAATAAAAGATTTTTTAATATCGTTATCAAATAAAATTGATGATGATAATATTGAACTTTATAAGAAGATCATTGAAGGTTCAGAAATTAAACACTTTGATGGTCCTGAAGAGTTTTTCTATGCGGTTATATATCCTTGGGAAAATTTTATAACAGGATTTTTAAACAATGAAATAAGTCTAAATAGAGATGTTGTTTTTATTTACGAAAATTCACAATATATTGATAGAAGTTTTTCAAATTTATTTGAAAAGTTTGAAGGTAGTGCTTGTTCATCAGATAAATCGAGAACAATAATAAAAAGGTTATTACATTTTTATTTAACCGGGGATAAAATTGAGTTTGATTATAGTGCTGAATATACCTATCACTTACCTACAGAGATATTTAAGACCCATGATGTTATTGTTTTATTTTATGAGGGGTTAAAGAGTCTATTATATGGTAATAATGAAAAATATTTAAAAGCGTTGGAAACATTAAATTTAGTAAAATGATTGATAGTATAAAATTTAAGGAAGTTGTAGACTTTCCAGTTAGTAGAGAAGATCATTATAGATTTCCTGTTAAACATATAACACCAGATAATTGGAGTAGGAATAAAGAACCTTATGATGTGTTTGAACTATTCCCAAAAGGAATGACTATTAAATTAAAACTAATTAATGTTATTGTTGGTGATAATGGTAGTGGTAAATCTACATTTTTAGATGTAATTAAAGGGTATATTGGTAAACCACCTGATGATTCATTTTCTTCATTTAATATGGATGATCTTACTGATGAAGAGCGTGAAGAAAATGAAACTAAAGAACGTATTAAAAGATCATCAATAACAATAAAATCTAAAGAACCAATATCATATAAAAATCTTGTGGTTTTTAATGCTGAAAAAGATAATCCAGCAGTTGCAATACCAAAAATGTTAAATCCGGATAGTAAAGATTTTCCGGGTTTAGTGAATCAGTTGTTTTGTAGTCATGAAGACAGTCATGGTGAGAGTTTAATTCCAATATTAGATTTGTTACTAACTAAAGTCCATGATTGTGTTATTTGTATGGATGAACCTGAAACTGCACTTAGTTTAAAAAATCAAATTAGAATTACTAATCTAATTAAAGAATCTGTAGAAAAACGAAATACTCAAATAATTATCTGCACACATTCTTTAGTTATTATTCAAATGTTTGAAGATTTATATGATATGGATGCACGTACTTGGGTAAAAAGTATTGATTATATTAAATCAATAATGTAAAAAAGTTTTGTGATACTAGCAATGAGGTAGTGTTTAATTATTTATAACGGTGTGGCTATTAATGCTAACGGATTAACTGCACAAAATTACAAATATGAGACAAAGTAAATTAATATTATAACCCTACGGATAAGCACGACACCGCTATTATTTATGAGCCGTTGTTATGCCCCGAATACTAAAATTATGAGTGATTACGTACACAACAAGGTAGTTAGATTGCCTTTTCCGAACGAAATTGTTAACAGATTTAATGCTGATGATGCTTATGATTGTGAAAAACAATTAAAAGAACTATTGGGCGAACTTTGGGATAATAGCAAAAAGAATAGTTTTAAACTAGAATGCACTGATGATGGTTATTATATAGATTGGGTTTATTACTCAACTTATGGCGAGGAATCGGGAGATTTTGGAAATATTAGAATGCTTACACAAAGGGAGCTTCATGTGATAAAGCCATATTTTGATAAGCTTAAAGTTGATTACAAAGATGAAGATTTAAGAGTAGTTGATTACTGCTATTATAATTGTTGTGAAGCTCCCGATTATTACGAAATAAAAACGGCTGATGATGCTGAGTTGTTCGTTAATGGGGTATAACGTTTTGTGTATGAAATCGAAACGGGAACTGTAACAAAAGTGAATTAAATACGTATAATATAAAAATAACCAATAAAGTTAGTAAATAGAACGAAAGTAGTTTTGTTTTATACACTTTGTTATAAACTGTTGAATTATGGGCAAGAAATTTAAGTTTGAAGAATCAATCAGAGTAAGAGTAAAAACATCTGATGATTGGCATCCTAATCATAAAGGTGATTTAGTAGAAGTGTCTTATTTAGGGAAGTTGCCTGATGGTAACAGTAGAGTTTGTGTTTGGGGTGCTGATGATTTAGGTATGGAATATGACGTGAAAGATAAGGGATTGGCAAGAAAAATGTTTAGAAAATTAAAAGATAAAGATAATATAACAAAAGCAGAATTAATATCATTGGGGTTTGTATATGCTTAATGTTTTATAACGGTTAGTATAAGACCCGTTTTTTCTATGGGTTTTATACATTGTTAGTATTAGTACGGAATATTAATAACTAAATATAATAAATATGAAAATTTACAAAATTGAATGCGAGTGGGAAATGCCATTAGCACAAGGAACTTTTAAGACAAGAGAAAAAGCACAAAAGGCTATTGATAATGAAGAATGGGAAGATTACACAGAACACACTTTAGAAGAAGTACAAGAGGATGGTATGGTTAGTATTGTTGAAATAGACGTAAAGTAGTATTAATGCTAACGGTTCGTGTAAGAACCGTTTTTAAACTGAATTAAATGATTAGATAAAATAAATTATAAACCAACAAAGGTGATTAGAACCACAAACAAAATGGTTTTTACACTTTGTTATAAAATGTTAAAATATGGAAACAATAAAATTGAAAGACACAGAAAAAGTAGAGTATTTAATTAAAAAGAGAGATGATAAAATTGAACATTTAAGTGAATTACTTAAAATTAATGACGAAAAATCACAATCAATTTTTAATGAAATTATTACTTTAAATAAACAATTAAAATTAGAAGAAGATTTGATGATAGTTAAAACACTTACTTCTGTTAATATTTTATAACGTTAAATATAAGAATAGTAGGCGATTTGAAAACGCTGAACTTCGCAAACAGAATAAAGTTAATTAAATGAATATAAACTACCTACACGCAGAAACCGCCTATTATTTTTATATATTGTTAGGGTTTCGTTTTTGTGCGGTGGGGTAAATAACTAAATAAAATGAAATATTCGAAATTAGAACAAATAGTTAGAGAAGAAGCACATACGCTAAAAGAAAATGCTGGTTACTCAGGAGCTTGGAATGATGGTGGTTCAGCTAATTTATTAACAATACTTGACCAATTTAAACAAAGCTTAGTTGTAAAACACGACTTGCGACATTCTGAATATGGACAACTTAATAGTACTGATGTTGGAGAACCAGAAGCATTTTTAAGCATAATTGATAAGTATAAGTTAAAAATTGCAAAGGGTATTGAGTTGTAGTGTGCGTTGGTAAATGAAGCCTAACGTATGATTGTATGATTTCGTTGCTTTTCGCAATGAATTATACAACGTGTTACATGCTTTCTTTTATTTTTTAGGGAGGGTTTTATTTAAAAATTTAATTATATGAAGATACTTAATTTATACGCTGGAATAGGCGGAAACAGAAAGAACTGGAAAGATGCAGATGTAACTGCTATTGAGTACAACCAAGAAATTGCAGATGTATATAAACAATTACACCCCAATGATACAGTAATTGTGGCAGATGCACACGAATATTTGGCTAAACATTGGAGAGAGTTTGATTTTATATGGAGTAGCCCACCATGCCAAAGCCACAGTAAAGTGAGAATGATGGCAAGTAAAGGAGGAAGTTATGATGCTATAATGCCAGATATGACACTATGGGCTGAAATAATATTTTTACAAAACTTTACAAAAAACACAGATATTGGTTTTGCTGTTGAAAATGTGAAACCATATTATGAACCATTTGTAAAGCCTACTGTAAAATTAGGTAGGCACTTAATTTGGAGTAATTTTGATATACCTGAAAATGTGATAAAAGATGGATTGAAGCACAACGAAAGAGGGAGCAGTGATAAAGGTTATTTTGATTTAAGACCTTTTAAACTAAAACACAGAAAAGACCAAATAATTAGAAATTGTGCCGACCCTAATATTGGAGAGTATATTTTAAATTGCTTTGAAAAAGCAAAAGAGCGTGGGCAAAAATAAAATATTGCATGTAACGCTAAGTATAATAACTGTTGCGACTTTACAAGTAAATAACCTTTAAATTAAACACCAAATGAATAGATTAAAACAAACTTTAAGTAAGATAAAGCAATGGTTTTTATACATTGTTAGTGGTAGTACTTATGGTAAATGTAAGCACCTTAACAAAAAAGAAGTTTATAGAGATTACCCTGATGCTTACATAGAATATGAATGTTTAGATTGTGACGAAAGAATATTTGAAGATATGTACAATAGTTAATGGTTTTTGTATTACCACTAACGTATATGGTATGGTGACGTTGCGACCTTATAACACAAACTTAATTAATAACACAAAAACTTTTAAATTATGAATACAGATAATAAAAATACAGAAACCAAGCAATGCACTATACCAAGTGTTATGCATCGTGCATTACAATGGTGGAAAAACCTACCAGACCACGGTGCAAAAAACACAACTTTTAATGAGTGTAGGTTTGAAACAAAGGGTGGACTAACTAACGTATACCACTATGGTAAATTTTGCACCGATTTAACAGATGATGAAATAATGAAAATATATGAACTGCATGGTGCATAACGGTTTGTATATGAAACGATGTGAACTGAGCTAAATTAGAAAGAAATGAAGTTAATTAATTGAATATAAACTAAACAAAAGACCACAAAACATTGTTTTATATACTTTGTTATGTGGCGTTAAATGATATGGCACGAACTTTTAAATTTATAAAAACAACAAAGAATGGTGTTACGATAAACACAAATACTTGTATGATACAAGATATTTTAGAATCAGGTGGTAAGACAAAAGTCTTTATAATTGACCATTGGCGAGAAACTACCTTAACTGAAAAAGAAATACATAAGATACATAATGCCATATAACGGTTTGTGTATGGTTTGAAAGCCATAGCAATCAACTTTGAATTAATTACCAACCTTAATTGGCTTTTTAACTATACACGTTGTTATAGCCAGTTATTTTAAATAAACGAAAAATGAATAAATTACTTTTTAAATTAGAAAGAAACTTCAATGATAATATAACATTGATAACAAACAATCACAAAGATTTAGATGACTACTTAAATAAAAACTACGATTGGTATAAGATTGAAGTTAAAGAAGATAGTGTTATAATAAAAGAGTGTGAAGGTTACGAAAACGATATTGCCTTGTTGGAATGGGTGAAGCACGTTTAATTGGCTATAACGGCTCTAATAAGAATAGTAGCCGATTTACAGCACGATGATTGATTGAATTACAAATATTATTAACCGAATAATAGCTTAATACAAAGCACCTTAACAGGCTATTATTTTTATTTATTGTTAGGGTGCGTTA